AGCTGCCTCTATCAATGAATATGCCCCCCTCTTGTATGCAATATTTACAATTAAAACCATGCCATTGAGAGCATCTATTTGATCCTTGGGATCTAAAACTTGTATAAGTTCACTTGCCTTTTGCGAATCCATTTATATATATGAAATATTTTATCTCTTTAATATATTTCATTTTAATAATGATATAGAGTATTTTATTAAATTTAATTTATGGCTGATAAATTAAATTTTTGTAGTTTATTAAATAGCGAATTTACTATTTTTAATGATCTCATGGTTGAATTTGATTGGAAATTAAACGAGAGTTATGTTGATCGTGTTGTTTATGTAAAGTCTGGTAATGAACTTGATACGTTTGATATAAAATTAAATTCAAATACTATATGCGTATCCATTCCACTAAAAAATTGTGATTTTCTTTATAGTGTTAAATTTAATGATTTAGATTCTGCATTTGAATATGTTAAAAAGCACATTATAGATTTACATTCAACGTCCGGTTGATCCAAAACCACCAGCACCTCTCTCGGTATTGGCACCCAGGCCTTCCTTGGTTTCTACAATTTCTACATATATAGGGCATAAATAAGGAGAGCATATTTGTAATAGACGATCATATGATGATATATTAAATTTCCCTAGAATATCAAACATCCCGATAAGATTTCCTCTGTATCCAGAATCAATAATACCAACTGAATTTGCAAGACGCAGTTTTGATTTGGATAAACTAGAACGAGGGTACATGTAGAATCCAGTATTAAAACATTTGTTGTTATCTAGAACCATTTCAGCTGCACATATGACTTTAAAATCAAGCTTATGTAGTTTTGTATTTTCATCAATTTCATAATTGATTGGTGAAAAAATATCAAAACCTGCATCGTATAATGGATTTCTCATCTTTGAATTATGAACAGAGACTGCTTTCACGTATTCCTGCTTTAGAGTATCATCATCGATAAAAATTTTTAGTTTCATATACCTGTCACAATTCTCGAACTTGTTCGACTCCATTCTCTTTTATAAATAAAAAGTATGTTTTTATATAATAAATTTTATTACATAAAAAATTATATCCTATTATCACAATGGCAACTTCTAATTTTGATTCAGATGTGTCTAATTATACAATCGAAGAACTAATGAAAATATCTGATATTGTAACATTAAATGAACAAGAGATAGTGTCAAAAACTGACCTGTTTATTGATAAATTTAAGATTACAAAACCATCTATTTCTGATTTTTTTGTTGATGTAAAAAAACAATTATTAGATGCTATTATTGAAGAATCAGATAATGCCTCTAAACTAAAAATAAGACAGCCAATATCAGTGTTTGATGTATCTCAAAAACATATTACGCAAAAGGAAATTGGTGTCCGCGATAGTTATCCACTTTCTATTAAACAGGATGTATTGAATCCTAACTTGAAAAATACAATAAAAAGATTTGTTAATTTAGATAGTCGATTTCGACAATATACAGGAGGCATTGAGTCATCGTCTTCTGTATATTCATTAGACCTTTCGGATACATTACGCGATGTTCTTAGTGTGTGTTTGTATTCTTATCAAATACCATATTGTTGGTATGCTATAAATGAAACTAACAATATTATGTGGTTGTTAAGCAGTAGTGAGTTATTATATCCCGTTAAAATTTCACCTGGTAATTATACGCCGTCTGAATTGATATATGAGTTAAATAAGAATATATCAGTATATATAACTCCAGCTAAAAATGGCAACGTAGACGTAAGCAATGTGACTTATCAATCAACAAATGGTAAGATTACATTTGATTTATCAGGATGTGTCTTTAAATTATCATATAATGAAAGTAGTGATACTTTATCTAAGATTATTTTTTTTGATTTTGATAATCAATATAATACAAATCAAAGGTCTTATTTGAACAATACACTTGGTTGGAGTTTAGGTTTTCGTGTAGCCGAATTATCTGATTTATCTACATTGATTGTTCAGTCAACAGCAATTGTAGATTTAAATGGACCAAAATACTTAATTTTAGCAGTAGACGACTATAATCAGAATCATGTAAATAATAGTTTAGTTTCTATAACACAAACACCATCTGATATAAAAATGCCAAATTACTTTTCATCCGACATTCCAAAATATAATGTGACACAAAATACTAATAACTTTTCATTATCAGAAACAAATGGTTTGTTAGTTGCTGGTAAGTTTAATCCATCTCAGGTTAAATATGCAAATGTTTATTATAATTCTAATTTTAGTGACGTTTCTGGTAATAAACCGACAAGAGCCTTAACACAATCACAAGTTTATACTATAAATGAAATTAATAAAAACAAGTCGAGAAATACAAACTATCTTATGAAGGCACCTACCAATTCTGATATTCTTGCACTTATACCTGTTAAAACCTCTGGAGTTAATACAGGTGATTTATTAGTGGATCTCACAACTCCATTGCAGGAAAACTTACGGAGTTACTTTGGACCTGTTACTATAGATCGATTGTGTGTTCGATTGTTAGATGATAAAGGTAATGTATTAAATATGAACGGAGCAGATTGGTGTGTTACATTAATGTGTGAATGTTTGTATCAATATTAGTTATTTTTATTTTTGTTTGCTATTTATATGTATGCAAATATATTTGAAACGATTGGTGATAATGGCCCATATATAATGATATTTACGTCGTTTGGTTTATTGTTTAGTAAACCGAGGATGTTATTTTATTTTATAATTGGCATTTTTTTGAGTTTTATTGGAAATATGACTTTGAAAGGGATTATAAAACAACCGAGACCTGAGTTTGATACCAAATCATTTAATATTGCTTTAAACACGAATTCAATGCGTTATATATTTGGGTATGATATATATGGTATGCCCTCTGGTCATGCTCAGATGGCTTTTTTTATTACAACATTCCTTTATCTAGTGACTAGAAATATTCGGATCGCTTTTAGTTTGCTGTTATTGTCATTTATTATAATGTGTCAACGAGTAGTATATAATAGACATACAATATTACAAGTTTTGGTCGGATCTGTTGTTGGTATTTTATTTGGTTTTTTTGTATATTATACAGCGATGAATAGTTCTTTCTGAATATAAATATTATATAATGTTAGTAATATTTACATCATATATATTATATATTCTAGTATATATAATATGGGTGCAGGTGTTTTACCAGTTGCGTTACATAAAAATAAGTTGTATTGTTTGTTCGGTAAAGAAAATAAGTTTGAAAAATCTGCACCTGGTTTTTCTGATTTTGGGGGTGGTCAAAATTTCGATGAGACATTTTTAGAAACTGCCATACGAGAAGCTTGTGAGGAAACAACTGGATTTTTAGGATCTGAAAAGGATATACGAACAATATTGATGAAAACTGATCAATATCATATTGATCTTAATGAAAAATATCGCATGTTTATTTTGCCTATTAAATATGAACCCATGTTAGAGGAATATTATAATAATAATCAGAAGTTTATACAATCGCATTTAGATGAAACTATTATAAAAAATAGCAAGATATTTGAAAAATCCGAGATACGTTGGGTGTGCATTGATGATGTATTAAAGATGCGTAGTCAATTTCGTTTCTTTTTTAGAGACTTTCTGAATGTTTTGATATCGAAAAAGTCTGATATATGTAAGATTACCAAATCAGTTGTTCAATCTAAAACGCGTAAGAATCGCAAGTGAATCAGATTTGACACTGATAATAATGTAATACTATATAAAAATGATTTAAATTATATATTATTATTTATTGTAATATTGAATCCTAATATGACTATTGTTTGTTCGAACATAAATACTGATGTCGTCAAAAACAATAAACCAAAAATCAAATATGTTTGCGATTTGAGTGGTTGCACTAAAAAGCTGACATTAATTGATCTTCATCGTGTCTGTAAATGCAGCAAGCGTTTTTGCGATCAACATCGTTGTTTTGATTTACACAATTGTGATTTTATTTATAAGAGAGAAGAAAACACATTTAATCAAATGAAATGTGTTCGTCAAAAAGTGGAAATCATATGAATTATTATGTTGGTTTTATATATATGCGTTCAGCACAAGTTATTGTGTTTATGTTTGTTAGTAGTGTTATAATTCACTATTTTTTTATGAGCACAATTATGATTGATCGTTTTGCCGATTTTACATTTAATAAGTCGAAGCTGTATTTGTCAGTTATAATGGGGTTATTTATGGCCGGAGTAGAAGTTATAATGCACGATCATCAATATGGTGTTTTTAGTAAAAAAATGTATTTGTCGCTTGCTGTGTTGTTGTCATTTTTTATTTACATTTATAGAAAGCAGGTATCAATCGACGATAAGCAATATTTAGAAGAGATGATAGAACATCACTCAATGGCTGTGTTAACAAGTCGTCGCATAATTGAAAAAACCGATGATTACAAAGTAAGCAAAATTGCTAAGGATATATTACGAAGACAAAATGATGAGATTGTAGCCATTCGTGCTATTATTCAGCATTTGGATAAGTAAAGTACATGTTTGCTTCTTCGAATTCTATAATTACATTTGGTTTACTTTCCCATTCACTATATGGTTTGGCTTTGGTTGTTGGTCTTTCTAGTGCTAGCAATTGCTCGAGTGCTTTCATCCTTCTCTCGAGAGGTTTGAGTTTCTTGCTTAGTTGTCTTGATAAATGTTTCCATCTCCATTCGAATTGGAGTGCTGCTTGCCAGTCAGGGAATCCTTCGACGTGACATGCACGTATCCATGTTTCCCCCTTAGTTACTTTTGCACTTGTCGCAAATGCTCCTCCTTTAATTTCTTTATTGTGTTGACGAAGACGGCGATCTAGATCAATAGTTGCTCCTACATATGTCGCATTATCACTTGATAATAATAAGTATACAAACGACATTTATTATAATCTATATAATGTTTAATTACAATTTAAAAATTATATTATTGATTACATATGACGAAGGTTGCATTTTTAACAGGAATAACTGGTCAGGATGGTTCTTATCTTGCTGAACTGCTATTGAGCAAAGGTTACCATGTATGGGGTATTATTCGTCGTTCCTCTAATATCAATACACAACGTATTGAGCATATATTTGACAAGCTGACTTTGAAGTATGGAGATCTAACTGATAGCACGAATCTCTCTTCTATACTTCTAGAAATCAAAAGTACGTATCCAAATATCGAGAGATTAGAGGTATATAACTTGGGTGCAATGAGTCATGTGAAAGTTTCATTTGAGATACCTGTATATACGTGCGATGTTGATGCGGTTGGAACATTGAGATTACTCGAAGCTATTCGTAATTGTGGTATAGAGACAAGTAAAATACGTTTCTACCAGGCTTCTACTTCCGAAATGTATGGCAAGGTTGTCGAGGTTCCACAGACAGAAACAACGCCTTTTTATCCTAGATCGCCATATGGTGTTGCAAAATTGTATAGTCATTGGATTACAAAGAATTATAGAGAATCATATGGTTTATATGCGTGTTCTGGAATCCTATTCAATCATGAAAGCCCAAGACGCGGTCATAACTTCGTCACTAGAAAAATTACTATTGCTCTAGGGAATATTGTAAAGGGTACACAAGATAAGCTTGTATTAGGCAATATAAACTCGCTAAGAGACTGGGGACATGCGAGAGACTATGTAGAAGGTATGTATTTAATGTTACAGCAAGAAACACCTGATGATTATGTACTATCAACAAACGAGTATCATAGTGTTCGCGAGTTTATTGAAATCGCGTTTGGTTTGAAGGGTTACAATATAAAATGGAAGAATACTGGTCTCGATGAAATTGGTTATGACGAATCTACTGGCAAAGAGATGATATTCATATCTGACAAATATTTCCGTCTAGCAGAGGTAGACGAATTACTCGGTGATAGTACAAAGGCAAGAACATGCCTAGGTTGGGCTCCAAAGTGTGATTTCAAGGATCTCGTTAAGGAAATGGTTGATGCAGATTGTGTATAAAAAAATGATAAATATTATTATATTCGTTATAGTATATAATAATGGATAAAAAAATAAGGACATTGTCTGAAGAATTTCATTCATTGTCACCCAAGTCACAGAGTATGGTAAAATTTCATACAACTCATTCGCCCACTTCAAAGTATAAAAAAGAGTATACTAGCATGGACAAATACAACGAATCAACCCCAAGTGAGAGAGCGATGATGGAGCAATATGGTCTGGTAGTGATTCCTTTTCGTAATCGCATAGTCGATGTTAATAAAACTAATGTGAAATCTAATCTTACAAAAAAGCTAGAAACTAAATAATGTAATGTTGCATGTCTTATCTTAAAATGTCAATGATTGGTAATTTGTTTTGTCAATAAACATCTCTTTTGCAATTTTTTTTATTATCTTGTTGTCATTATTATCAATGTTATGAACACCTTTTCCACCTATTGATTCGGCTACTATTTTCAAATATTGATCAGAATGGATGGAATCACTTTTTACGCATTCTGGGTGTTTCTCTTTGAATAAATGAAAATTTCTACAATTACGAAATGCAATATCCTTTATACTTTTCTTTAATCGCTTGTTATCTGCATGCTCCTTGGTCCAGACGTCATTCTCTTTTATATATATTATCTCTCGTTTTAAATCTGCACAATGAATTGGTCTTGAATATACATCCATCAATTTCAATTTTCCTATAATAATATTGGATATTCCTTCGACATAACCCAGTTTTCCAACATTTTCCAAATCACATAAATTTAATTCAATAGAATTTACAAAATCCGAAAGAT